GCAACAGTGATTTCATTTTTAATCAAATCACCTAGGCCGTTATCTCGAAGCCATTTAAATGCTTCTTCCTTACTTTTGGTAGGAATGGAAGCACCGTAGACGGGTTTTACTTCTACTGAAGTTCCGTCTGCTAATTTTAATGTAGAGATATTCATTTCCTGCATCATTGTAGGAATGACTTCTCCTGAAACTAGTTCCACTTTTCTTTTCAGCTCTTTTAGTTCCTCTTCTTTAGCTAGAAGCTCTTCTTCTAACCTTTGTAGTTTTACAACTTGATCAGATAATTTATTGGCGTCATTTGCACCATCCAAATCTGCACGTTGGTCTTGTTCAAAATCAATGTTCATCGATTTCTCCTTTCTCATATAAGTTTATTTTTAAAGGATAATACATTTTTTCTTGTCTATCCCATTTTAGCAAATTAAATTTGCCGTTTGTTCTGTCAGCAACAATCGAACACGCAATACCAATTATTGCAGGATCTCCTGTTAGTAACAAATAATCATCTGTTGTATAGTTTTCTAAAAGTTTTTTTAATTTAAAAACTAATGGTCCAGGTGAAAATATTATTTGTGAAAACTCTGGAAGTAAAAATTTAAACTCACCGTACTCTCTCGCACTCATAATATTTATTTTAGGGGTACCGGCTTTAGTTCCTGGTAATTCTTGAATTACATATACTATTTTTTTGCTTTCTGACATTGACAATAGATATAGGATAGTCTATATAAGATGTCAATACAGAAAGAATAAATATTATGAAATATAAATTTAAAACAGAGCCTTACGCTCATCAATTAAAAGCGTTAGAGCTTTCTTGGGATAAGTCGTACTTTGCCTATTTTATGGAAATGGGTACTGGTAAATCAAAGGTACTGATAGATAATATTGCTATGCTATATGATGCTGGTAAAATCAATGGTGTTCTAATTGTGGCACCCAAAGGGGTTGTTAAAACATGGTATGAACAAGAAATACCTACACATATGCCAGATCACGTAGAACATACTGATGTTTTATGGCAGGCTATGATTAATAAAAAACAACAAAAAGAATTAGATAAGCTTTTTGTGCCAGGAGAAGATCTTCATATTTTAATTATGAATGTAGAAGCTTTTTCAACTAAAAAGGGTGTAGAATTTGCTGCTAAATTTTTACGTTGTCATAGAACTCTAATGGCAATTGATGAATCTACCACTATTAAAAATCCAGATGCTAAAAGAACAAGGCATATCTGTTCTTTAGGAGAATACGCACAATATAAAAGAATATTAACAGGATCTCCTGTAACTAAATCACCATTAGATTTATATAAACAATGTGAGTTTCTTAAAAAAGAATTATTAGGACATACTTCTTATTATACTTTTAGAACCAGGTATGCAAAAATGAAAACTGCTAATTTTGGTGGTAGATCTGTACAAATTGTAGTAGGTTATCAACATTTAGCTGAATTATCTGATAAATTAAAACCTTTCTCTCATAGAGTTCTTAAAGATGATTGTTTAGATTTGCCTGAAAAAACCTATGTAAAAAGAATAGTACAATTAACTCCAGATCAAGTTAAGTTATACAAACAAATGAAAGTTTTAGCACTTGCTCAAATGAATGGTAAAATGATGAGCACCGCAACAGTGCTTACTCAATTAATGAGATTGCAACAAATTACATGTGGTCACTTTACTGCAGATGATGGCACCTTCCAAGAAGTAGACTCAAATAGATTACCTGAATTAATGAATGTATTAGAGGAAATAGAAGGAAAGGTTGTTATATGGGCACATTGGCAAAGAGACGTTAATAGGATTTTAAGGGAGATATCAAAAAAGTTTGGCGAAAATAGTTTTGTTGATTATTACGGTTTAACCCCTATGGCCGACCGTCAAAAAAATATAGAAAAATTTCAAAATAACCCTGAATGTAGATTTTTTGTAGGCACTACACAAACTGGCGGTTATGGTATTACATTAACGGCAGCTTCTACTATGATATATTACTCTAATGGTTATGACTTGGAAAAAAGACAGCAATCGGAAGCAAGAATAGACAGGATAGGACAAAAATATCCAATGACTTATATAGATATTATGTGTGAGAAAACTGTTGATGAAAGAATTGTTAAAGCTTTAAAAGAAAAAGTTAATATTGCTACTCAAATTATGGGTGAAGAATTAAAAGCTTGGATTTAATTTGTTACTTTGCCACCAGACCATTTCATGTCAGGAAGTCCGTTTTCGTAGCTTTTCCCGTCATATGTTAAAACTTGTTTTCTGTTAGCACCAGCTTCATTATACGATACGTGGACCCAGCCACCTGCGGGGTCGTCTTTTTTGTAGAACTCGAGGATCAGCTGATCGAAGTCACAATTATTTTGAATCCAATAAGCTGTTTGAATATTAGGCACCCCTGCTATTTCGAAGTCGACCGCTTGGCCTTTAGCATGCTGACTCGTTTTTTTCGAGCCGATTGCTTCGCAAAGTGCTTCCGATCTGTAGCCAGAGGTAACAGTAATGGGTTTATCAAAGTGCGCACGAACCGGTTCCAATATTTCATAACATACATTCTCCAAGTTTTTAATATCACCTGCTCCTGGTGAGTTGTCAATCCCTTTCCGTGTGGCGGTCATTGACTTAGTCATCTCTTCAAGTTTAAAATGTTTAGATAGCTGCATGATTTTTTATTGTAAGATTAAAGTAAATATAACATAGCCCATACCAGTAATCAACGCTCCAGTAGACACTAATAAGATACTTTCTATGCGATTAATTTGACGCTCAAGCTTATGTATCTTATCATGAGTCTGCTTTTGCATTATTCTGCAAAGCTTCTCGTGCTCTTCTATTTTTTGTAATGCGTTTTTAGCCATATTAATTATTTCCAAATAATAAACTTAATTTCTGTTGTGTTGTCAAGGTATTATAGTTAGTTCCTTGTACTTGTGCTGACACAGCTTCCGCATCAATACTAGGTAAATTAAGTGTTGTTGGACCTAGTGGTGTGTCTTGCATAATAGGTTGTAATGGGTTTTCAAATACAGGAAACTCTGGAAGATTTAAACTTAGGTCTGCAAATCTAGCTTCAAGCTCTCCTATTACATCAGCAGCTTTATCAAAAGGATTTGCAATACCTATTTTTGCAGCGTTGTCTGCAAACGCATTTTGTATTTCAAGAGATACACTGTATGGGTTAAAAAGATTATCTTCAATTGCATTTACTTCTCTGTTAGAAATTCTATCTAGTGCACCATAATAACCTTCATCAGATATATTTAATAATCTTGCAGCATCCATGTCGCCTTTTAAAGTTTTCTTTACATCAAACAATGCACGGTTAGCATTTATATATGCGTCTACAATTTCTCTTGGTTCAATGGGTCCACCTTTTAATGCAACTCTAGTAAACAATGATCTAGAATCCCTCACACCTTTTTGATAGTTAGCAACTTTAAAATTCATGGCTCTATCAGGGTTTACTTTTACAGCTCTAAAACCAAACAGTCCTTGAAACTCATCACCAAATTCAAATTCTTGACCATACTCATCAAATTTACCTTTTGTAATTACATCTACAGATTCTATAGATCTATCTAATCTTTTAAATTGATCTAATGAAAAAGGCATTTGTGCTCTAACTAAGTGTGCCATAATTTTACTGTTACGATCTCCAGGCGTATCTTGATCACTATAAACTTGAAAGCCTTCTCTTGTTCTACCACCTCTAGCTATAATATCTAACGCAGCTTCCGTCCAAATAGATTCTGATATAAATGGCTGACCAAACTCACGCATAGCTGTAAATAAACCTTTAGCAAAGTCATCCATCATACCATCCTCATCTGTTCTACCATCTTGAACAGCGTTAACTATGGATTGTAATGGTCTAATTAATGTATCGTAAGCATTAGCATGACTAAAATCTATGTATTTAAAACTACCATCATCTTGTTTAATAGGTAGTAACGTAGAGTTTTTTGACCATTGGGCTGCAAACCTACGAATAGCTTCTCTTTCCTCGTCTGTGACGTCGTATAGGGCCTGGAATGCTGCTGTTGTAGCCATTGGTATAGCCGCTACAGTCGTAGTAAAACCTAGTAATCTAGTATATCCAATGCCTTCAAACGGTTTAACAACTGTACCATCAGCTAAAGTTATGCTCTCATTTATTTCTCTTAATGCTCGTCTTACAATATTAGTTCCTGTTCTTACAATTTCTGCAGGAAACGATACGAAATTACCAATAGGTAATTTTCTTAAACCTTTTACAAAGTCAGATACATAATCATAGTTAGGTATATTATTTCTTACAATATCTGCTGCTTCTTTTTCTAAAAAGTCGTCTGTTAATTTTATATCAACACCATTTCTTTTAAAATATTGTCCTCTAACTACACCAGATTTTTCAAAAGCTTTTTCAATTCTTCCTTTTTCTATAGCCCAAGAATATATTTTCCAAAAGTCATCTTCAGCTGTATATAAATCTTGTGACACTTGTTTTAATTTTGATAAAGGTTTTAATAATAATCTCATACCTTTATCCGACGTCATAGTTTCACCAAAGTTTACATCTTTTAATAGTCTAGATAAATCTCCAAGTCTTACATTAGAGTTTACAACACCAAGTTCTAAAAGTTTTTGATATAAATCGTTTTGTTGTCTTGTTCCCTTAAGTGGTGTTTGTAATGCTTGATAAGCTTGTTTAATTGCACCTATATCTGCTGCTGGTATAATACCATTTGCTGCAGCAAACGCTCCAGCACTTACAAAGTTACGCATGTGTGTTATTGGTGATAAAATTGTTTTAGCAATTTGTGATGTAGCTTTAGGATACAATACTAAACTTTCATAAATTCTACCAAGTATACCTGAGCTTTGTGTAGTCATAGAAGTTTTTTCCATAGCTTCTGCAACACCTGGTCTTGCAAAAAAAGGTTTTGCAATATCACCAAAAGGATTACTTGAACCCGCTCTAATATTTACATTTAAAGTTTGTGCAGGATCAATAGGTTGGATTCTAACATAATCATCTCCAAAAAATGCTCTAGCTTCTGCTTCGGACCTAGCAAACATAGGTTGTGCAACTGTTTGTTTATCTGTAGCGTTTCTCCATGTTGCGACTACTTCATCATTCTTTTTTATAAGATCATCGTAAAATAAATTACGTCTTGTAATTAAAGATAGTTTTGCCATACCACCTATCATAGTTTGCATAGGATTTTTTTGTTTACCGAATAACTCATTTAATACTTTTCTGTCTGCAGCTGAATCTAAATCTCCAATTGAAATTCTAGGTACACCACCTCTCTTAACTGCATCATCTAATGTTGTTCTGTTTACAAAAAAATCTGGTATGTTAAATAATGCATCAGAAGATTTATCCATTCTTAAACCTTTAGGCAACCCTGCAGTTTTTAATACATTATTTACTATTTGTTCTGCTTCTAAATCTGTAATAGGTCTACCCGCTTGTGCTGCACTATCTTTAAATAATGTCTTAGCATTTTCTACAGCTTCTGCTGCAGGTTTATATCTTAACCATGGTAAAATACTTTTGTCTTGAAAAATATCATAAGTAGAACCAAGGTAACCTTTAAATTTTTTACTAAATACTTCTTTAAATTTAGCTAAATCTTCTGGGTCTAAAGCACCCCCTAATTTAGTAAATAAGTTTGCCCATTTACTTCTCATAACAGACAGTCCACCAAAAATAGATTTTTCTAATTCTTCTGCAGCTTCCCTAGTTGGTGCAAACTTTTTAATTTTATCTCTTACTCTTTGTACAGCAGCAGCATCCATGTCTCCAAATTGTGCAATTAATCTATTACTATCAATGACTTCAGTGTATTTATTTAAATCTGCTTCTTTCATTCTTTGTATAATTAAATCTTCAGCTTCAGGTGACGCTGCAGAAAAGAATTTTTTACCTTCCGCATTTAAAACTCTTTTTTCTCCTTCACGAGTAAGTGTAGGAGTACCAGAAACTAACGCTTCATTTACTTCACCTAAAAATTTTGTTCTTTCCGCTGCTGTTTGTTTATTAAATACAGTTCGTATGGGTGGAAATAATTTGTCTATATCTGTATCTAATTCTCTTGATAAATTTCTAGCAACGTTTGCATCAGCTGCCTGAGCACCAATAGATTGTCTTTCTATATCAAAAAATTCTTGAGTCTTACCACTACGTGCTCTAAATTTTGAAGCAACAGTGTCAATCCATCTATCTAATGTTGAGTTAGCTGTGTCTAATCCCCGGTTCCTGTTTGTTATTTTTTTAATAACCCTACCTGTACCACCAAGAATACCTGTAAACAATGCACCCTCTGTACCAAATTTAATTCTGTTTAATATTTCTCTTGTTGCATCTGGGTCCGTGTCGCTTCTATCTATTTTAGTTGGACCCCCAATAAGATCTCCAAACGTACCAATCTTTTCTGCATCACCTACAAATACACCTTCTGCTACACCGCCCCCTAATGCACCTGCAACAAACTGTCTGCCTTTACCTCTAGCAGTTAATTCTAACGCTTCATCAGCTGCATCAACTAAATTTTTATTTGACATTCTTACGTATTTATTATTTTTACCTGCAAGCATTGCAGTTTTTGCTAGGCCACTAGCCGATTTAAATGCAAGACCACCAGGTATACCAATGTTAACTAATGCTTCTGTAATTTTACCAGCAGCAGTTGCTTCTGCTTTCTCATCAAACTCTGTAAGGTCATCAAACCATTTTTCTACGGCAGCAGCTTTACCACTGTTAACACCAAGATCTAAAAGACTTGCGCCTAACGAAAAAAAACCTTTTGGTATTGCAATTAAACCTGATGCTACACCCGATAGCATAGATTCTATTGTACCTATTTTATTTCCTCTTGATGATTTAGTGTCTGATTGAAGTTGTGATAAACTAAGCATCTAACCCCCTAATAAAAGAAGCTGACAGATTTGTCCTCATCTACAGTTACAACTCTTTCTCCAATTATATAATCTCCGGGTGATAATTCAGAAATTTTCATAATTTCTTTTACGTAATCTACTTCGTTTTTACCTTTATTATCTTCTTTCCATTCATTAACTTCACTAATTTTAACAGAACCTGCTGGAATGTTTCCTGTTTCTTCTCTGTAAGCAACACCTACAGTTTTTTCATCTAATCTATTTCCTTTAGCAAGTATTGCACCCAGTGTAGTAGACATATCTGTTTCTGATTTAGTTAATGTTTTCATAGCTTCAGTAATATTTTTAGCAGCACCTGTTGAAACCATATCTTGTGCAGCTTTTAAGTATGTACTTGGTTTGCCTGCAGCAATGTCTGCTTCAATCTCACCTTTAAGTATAAGTGTATCAATCGCATCTTTAGTTTTCTTAGGTTTGTCAAATGCTTTACTAGTTGATTGTATGATTTGATTAATTAAACTACCATCTTTTATAGCTCCTTTTAAATCTCCACCTGTTTGGTTAACGGCTTGACTAGCTGCAATCAAAGAATCGTAAGCAGCTGTTTTGTTCATACCTTTAATATCCATAATGTCTCTGTATTTCTGAATACGTTCTTCTCTTATTTCATCTTGAGTTTTACCTTGATTCTTAGAAGTATCGGTTGCTAACAATGCTTCTAACTCTTTAATTCTTTTTTCGTTAGCTGTTTCTTTTGATTTGTTAATATCTTCTTCTAATTTTTCTTTTTCTTTATTTGCAAAATATTCATCTTGATCAAAAATAAAATCAGGTACAGCAAGGTCTCCTAACTGCATTACTCCAGATTTAGCTAACCCATATGCTTGTTTAGCTATGGGAGGAGCTGATGTTACAGCGCCACTAACTACAAGGGGAGCACCAATACCAGTATAAACAGGGTTTCTTTGTGCAAATTGTTTTGCTCTTGTTAAAAAAGGAACTCCTTTTGTACCCATTCCTGCTTTAATTTGTGCTGGAGTTAATGTTACTCCACCCATACCACCTGTATTAGGCACTCTACTAGGTGGAATATCTACTTTTAATCTTTTAATAATTTTTTGAATTGGTTTAGCTTTTTTTATGGGGTTATAAAAATTTGCAAGAGCACCAGTTAAATTACTAAGATAATTACCACCTGTTTTATAAGGTACACGTTCTTTAATACCAGACATAACACCTTCTTTAATAGGTCCGCCGTATCTAAACATAGGTCTATTTAAAACTCTCATTATTTTTTCCTTTTCATTGCTCTGCCAAACCCACGTTTAGCAACGCCACATCCTCTCACTCTACCACCGTCTTTCATTGGTACACCCTGTAATGCGCTAAGAATAGCCTGTATTCCTTCACCTTGATTAAAAACCATGTCATATATACCACTACCGCCTGTAAATTTTCCAAACCCTTTTAATAAACCAGATTTCTTTTTTGTTTTATCAGCCATAATTATCTCCTATTTAAATATTTTTCCGTACAATCCACCTACACCTAAAGCTGTGCTTAGTGCAGTTGAGAAAGGACTTGCTGCTTGAGGTTGAGCGTATTGAGGTGCTGCAACTCCACCACCTAAACCAGTTAATGCAGAACCGTATTGTGATAATCTTCCGTAAGGTTCATAAGCTGCAGTCTGTGCTGCTTGTTGATCAGCCCCTAATCTAGCCTGCTCTAAACCTTGTCTTAATGCACCAAGAGATCCTAATGCAGAAATGTCTGCACCCATACCTGTTCTTTCAAAATTAGATAAACCAAACTGTTGACCAGCTAAACCAGATTGTAATCCAGCTAGTTGTGCACCTTGACCAAAAGCTTGACCTGCTGCTTGTTGTGCTTGACCAAATCCTTGTGCTAATAATTGTGCTTGAAGAGCTGCTCTGTCACCTAATACGTCTGATTGGTATTGACCTAACATTGCTCCTTCTCTACCACCACCAAAATTTCCTGATGCAACTGCTGCATCTCTAATATTTTGTGCACCTGCTTGACTTTGTTTGTCATACTCTGCAAGAGTTGTATCAATAACTTGTGTTTGATAAGGAGACATAAATGGTTGGTAAGCTGACGCTCCTGTTAATGCACCAAGTCCTCCAACAGTTCCTGCTGCTTGAGTCTGTGCTGCTTTTGCAGCTGTTAAAAATGGTTCATAAGAAGCAACACCACTTCGAGCTATGTTAATAGCTTGTGTTTGTAATGGGTCTTCACCGGCAACAAATTGTCTACCAGTAAATTGAGTTGTGTCAATCGGTGCAGAATATGTGGCTGTCGCCTGATCTGCAAAATCTTTTACTGCCGGTTCTAAATAATCTGCTATTGCCATTATGCTATCCTCGATTGTAACATTTGTTGTTGATCATACATTGCTTGCGCACCTTCTAATCCTTGTGAGTCCTCAGAAACTTCTCCACCTTGTTCTAAGTTATTCATTAAATTTTCCATAACTTCAGCGCCTTTATCTATATCGCCACCTCCTGCATTTCTAACAGCATCTGCTGTAAATACAAATTCATTTTTAGATAGTCTAGCAGGGACATCGTCAGCTCTTTCTTTGCCTCCCATCTCTACAAAACCACCTGTTTCTCTATAATCTTTTTCCATGCCGCCCATGTCAATCATTTCTGATGCTTCTTCAGTTTCCATGATTCCACCTTCTTGTTTTCTTATTCTTCCGCCATCAGCAAATATTGGTTCATTAGTTTCTCCTCCTCTTATAATGTAAGGAGTTTTTAATATATCAATAATTATATCAACAAAACCGCCTTTGTCTGCCTCTTTCCAGTCCTCTTCAGTCATGTTTTGTAAAAATTCTTTTTGCTCATCAGTCATTGGTCCAGTAGATCTTAAAAAATCAAATTTATTAGGAGGACGTCTTTTATCACTTGGATCTGGAGTTACAAATATGTTCTCCAATCCTCTGTAACCAGGTCTTGAACCATCAGCACTTGGACTTACTAATTGTCCTCCTGCATATCCAATTCTTCCACCATCAGCAGCCATAGCAACTGGTTGAGGTTGTTCCATGCCAGCACCTTGAGCCATCATATCTTGTTCTTGTTGGGCCTGCATTACTGCTTTTACAAATTGTTCAAAAGATAATGTGCCACCTTTATTTTTATATTTAACAAATTCTGCCATAAGCATTTGTTCTGCTTGCTGTCCACCCGGTTGACCACCCATGTTTAACATAGCTCTACCACCAGCTGCCGCATAAAAATTAGGTTGTACATATTGTTTACCTGGCATAAAATTTAATCCCGTGTCCGTGGCCCCTCTATAATAATCTCTTGCACGGTTTCTAATTCCGGCAACGTCCATGACATCTACCTCTTCTTCTACTTCTTCGTCATCACCAAATTTATTCATTAAAAATGGTAACGCGGTAAGTCCAAGACCCCCTCCTATAAAAGCTTTTTGACCAAAAGATAAATTAGGGTTTGTAAAAGGATTTAATTTAGATAAAAAACTTGAACCAGGTATACTTCCACCGCCTAAATTTCTAAGTGCACCAATTCCTCTACTAAATAAACTAGCCTTAGAAGCACCGAAAGGAATCATACCTAGGCCCCCTATTATAGCTGCTTTACCTAGTGGACTTTTAACAATTTTCTTAACACCTCGTACCGCTTTCTTAACGATACTACCTAATCCATATAATTGTCTGGGTTCTTGCATTCTTGAAATTGCCATAATTTTACCTTAATCTCCTACTTTACTTTGTTTTAGCAAACAAATCAAGTTTTGGAAGAGTGACTGTAACGTCCTGTTGAATATCTTCATTAGGAATTCCTTTAGATACCCAGCCATCTCGCGTCTCATAAATCTCGCCTGTTTTTTTGTTTTTATATGTAGTTTTTACTTCTTCCGGTATAATTACCGGTACTTCTTGTTCACTCATTAGTCTAGTTTCTCCTTTTTAATATTTAAATAACTGATGGTAATAACTACCCCATCACTTACTGTTCCTGCTGTAGTAGCAGCTAATACTGTATTTCCTTCTACTACCATTGGATTACTTAATATTTCTACACTAGCCGCCGTAGATAACGTTTGAGTATGTATTACTTCAAAAGCATTATTAGTAATAGTTATAGTAGGTGTATTAGATCCTGATTTATTAGTAACGTGTAAAGATTTAATAATAATAGTTTCATTAATTGACGGTGATAATAAGTTGTTACTTTCAGCAGCCGTCACTGTTTTGCCATAAAATTTATATTCGTTTTTTATTGCCATTAGTCTAAAAAGAAATTTCTAGCTTCTATTTCTTGTTTCATATCCTCTTGATATGAGGTGTTAAGTTTATTGATAACTCCATCAAGATCTCTAACCAAAGATTGAAAATCTTGTTGGTCGTATTCTTCACCTGCTCTTGTTAGTGATTGTACAATTTTAGCCATTATAATAATCTTGCTATGCCTCCGTTTTGAAAAGTATTATTAAAGTAGTCATAGTCTTGTTCAGTCAACATGTTTTGATTTATAGACGTAGGGTATTCAGAATTTGGGAGTGCTTCCGTTGTCATATAATTTTGGTTTACATTAAAATTATTTGGGTTATTAAAATCAGTTGTGTTCATGGTAGGAATAACATCTTTATAATTAAAAACTTGGTCAACTTGATTAGTTTTTTCACTTAAATCTAATGGATAATTTATAGCAAATTCTTTTTTTACATCATCAATAGTATCTGTTGATCCTGTATACCTAAATTGACCATCAGGACCAATAGTGTAATCACTCTTAAATTCTTCTTCTTCATCATCATCAAAACCAAAAACTTTTTTACCTAGTCTAGCTGCTGTTACTATAGGAGGAAGTCCCATTGCTGCTGAAAAAACACTTGGTAAAAAATTTTTTACTCTGTCAAAAGCATAGGCTAATCCCATTTTAGGTTGACCCGTTCTTGGATCTATGTTTCTATAGCCACTAAAAAATCCGTCACCAGAATATTTTTGATCAACTACATCTGGCATTGTATTTACTGTTTTAGTTCTGTATGTAGAGGTTACAGGACCACGTGGTGTTCCTCTAGTTACTTCAATGTCCCTACCCGGTCTTTCGTTACCGCTAAAACTTTTATCTGCAAAACCTTCGTCTTTGTCTCCCCAGCCATTTAAACTCATAATACCTGAAGGTCCTCTGTTGACACCACCTTTTAATGAACCGTGTAAATCTTTTTTAACTAATAAATCTTTTTCTTTTTTTGTAATGTAAGCTAATTCTGTTGTTGGATGATCGGGACTAGATTGCCAACGTAAAGGAGCCTTAACCATTTTTTGTTTGCCGAGATAGTTCCTAACATCTCCCTGCATTTCATATTTTATTTTTTTATCTGTAGCCATTATCTTCTTCCTCCTGGGTGTATATCCAATCTAAACGTACCTAGTTTCCAATCTTGGCCAGCGGCCGTATTAGCTACTTTAAATTGAACGGCTCTTCCTCTTATTCGAGTATCAACCTTTGTACTAGCTGTTGTTATATCATAATTTGTTGTACTTGTACTACTATTTGGATAATTTCTAGTAACCAATGAGACCCTTGTGCTACCCGTTTGACTAATAAAATCAGGTATAAATCGACTAACTCTCATTACAAATTCACCATCCCCTCTAAGATCTGGCATTCCTACAATTTGTCCACCACCTCTAGATGTTCTTTGAGTAATATCAAAGTCTCCGGATTCAATGTTGGCTAGAATAGCAGTAACTACTCCACCTGCGTCCACTTGATCGGTCCCTGTTTCCTGGGCATAGTAGTACGTACAGCCAGCCGTATTTCCAACAACATCAAAAGAGGTATTGGAGCTAGTATCATATCTAGTTGCATGAGGTTTATCAAAGATTGAAGAATCCTGCCACGCTGTTCGAGCTAAACTACCTGTGGTCCATATAGTTCTCTTAGATCCTGATTCAAGATAGTTATAGGTAACCACTCTATCAATTACATTAGAACCATTAGTGCAATAAAACCAGTTTACTTCTGTAAAAAGGTTATTTAATCCACAGTTAATTAAATCTCTGGATGTTGTGTTAATATCATCATATACATAGTCTTCTACTAAGCACGGTAAAGATTTTAATCTACCATCATATGCAAAAAATCCGTTTTCAGCCATCCAATACGAAGTACCATCAACTTCAATCGCAGCATTCTTCCCTATTAATCCACAGTTAGTTCCAGCTATTTCAAAAGAAAAAGTAAATGGCGCTCCAACAAAACGCATTAAAAATAATGCTTTATCGGTCCATACATAAATGGCATCTCGACCTTGTACAGCTCCCATAATTTTAGAGCCATCAGCTAGTCTTTGAGTACCAGCGGTATTATTAGCGGTTACTGTATAAGAATTAGTTCCATCAATACTTTCTTGATCTGAGAATCTAATAAACATATCGTCTTGAGTAGTACTATCCCCCACTGTAGTTTCTGTTCCAAAAAATATTAAGTGTCTATCTGGTGTAGAAACCAACATATGTCTTGAAGCTGTAGGTGCATTAGCTAGTAATGTGGCTCGTGTGTTAGTTGCATTTGCTATTGAGGAATCCCATTCAAAACATTGTCCGTTATAAATAAGTGCTAATAATTTTGTTCCATAGTTATCTAAAACCCATAAGCCTGGATCAAGTGTAACGTCTTCAGAAGACGATTCTCCCCATGCTACATAATCAGAAATATTGCTTACTGTTACTCCTGCAGTATGGCCGGCTAGAGTAGTTCCATTAACCGCACGAGCTCCTCCACTTAAAGTCCCTGTCGTAGTATCATTATTTGTATAACTAATATCTTCTGATCCAATTCTAATTTCTCCTGAATCTGGAAATGCAGTAGAGCTAGCTACAACTACAGTTGTGACCGCGGCATCAGATGCAAGTGTTGTTGATAGAGTAGTCGTTGCGATACCTGAAGCGGTTCCGCCAAAGTTAGCTGTTCCCCATCCATAGCCCCCTAGTTGTTGATTAGGACCAACATGATAATAAGGACTACCAGTCGCACTTCCAACATTGCTAGTGCTTCCAGTAGTTTCATTAGCAGCCATAGTTAATTCAATGGTAGTAGAAGTTGGAACTTGTGTGGCCTCAAAAACTTTTCCTTCAAAATCTGTAGTTTGAAAACTCGATCCTGTAAGTGTGGTTACACTACTAAAAGTTATAATATCTCCTTCCACCATACCATGTGAAGAGGGAAAAGTTACTGTAACAGTAGGCTGTCCGCTAGTTGTAGAAAAATTACAACTGGCAATTGAAGTTCTTAATGGCGTAATATCATAGTAAGATCCAGCATAGTATATATAAAGAATTTTACTTGTTCCGATAGCAGAATATTTTACGCCGGCATTATTGTCAAAGTGGTGAATTGCTCGGGCTGGACCCGTTAATTTATCGGCCCCTAATTGATCCCATCCACCTATTTTTTCAGGTGTACCATATCTAAACCTAACATTATCACCACCAAACCATTGCCCTTCGGCTCCCGTTTCTGTGACTTGTTTGTTAAATCCTGGTAGAAAACCTAATTTTTGTAGCATAATAATTCCTTATATAGCTAAAACAGTGACTTTTCTACTCTAATTTTCTATCTCCACCAAGGGCCTTTTTTCCATAAAACTAAAGTTGTTCTTTTTCCTTCGGTAACTGGTGTTACTTTGTGAGGAAAATAAGAAGGAAATACTAATAAGGCACCGGGTTTATTAAATTGTTTTATACGCACATCCTCACCATCCCATATGTAAAAGTCCCCACCTTTATATTTTTCAGTAGATAAATTTAATAACACTGTAAGTTTTAACGTATACTCTTTTTCATAAGGAGATCCATCAGCATGATAATTATAGCAACCCTTATTTTTAGAACTGTAAGTATTATGATTCATTGCATCTAACTTATTAAATCTATATGTTTCAAAGTTAAAGGCTTCTTGATTACATTTGTCAACATAATCTTCTATGAATTCAATTTGATTTTTTAATGAATTCCAGTTAATTATTTTAACATCAGCTGTTTTTTTAATTTTACCATTGTACTTATCTTTTAAAGAATTATCTGCGTTATTTAAGATAAAGTTATTTAAATTTTTTATCCTATCTGTAGGTATAATATTGTCATAGTAATAATAAGTGTATTTCATTTACACATAGTTAATGTTAATAACAATCCTTCTAACCTTATTAGTTTGACTAACCGCACAATGTTTAATTTGTGAATTAAATATTAACATTTTATTTTCTTCACATTCAATTTTTGTAGGATTTTTTTCACCCAACAAAGTGTATCCATTATTTGTATTCATATAAAATACGGCTGTATTACAATCAAAGTTTCTGTCACAATGCCAACCAGATTGATGATGTTCTTTATCTTTTAAAATTAAATTAGCTCTTACTTCTGATAACATATTAACTTTTAATTTATGTAGTATAGGTTTAACATGTTCAAATAAATCAGAAGTCTCAGTATACCACTGATAACAACTATGGTTAAAATAAAACCTATCTGAATAAGTTTGTTCGTTACGATAATACCAAGGTAATTCTTTTGAAAACATTATTTTTCTTAATGCTTTAAATTCTTCATCAGGTAAAAAATTTTTTATTTCTGTATAATTACGTTCCATTCTAGATCCTTTATTATTTGTTCAACATATACATGTTGTATTTTATTTTTAAAAATATATTCGTGTAATTCTTTTATGTCTACAATTAGCCATTGACTTAAAGTCTCGACTACCATTTTATCTGCTTTAGTTTTAGTAGACCCCTTTTTAGCTTTTTTATTATCAAACATAATTTTTAATGGTCTTACATCAAATTTAAATCTTTCATTATATCTATTTTTTAAAATACCAGACACGTCCCACAATTGCGTTTTACGCGTTTTCTCACTAGGAAACCTAGCGTTATTTAAATGCTTTTTAGCAAATGTTATTGCACTCATTACTTTATCCTTTAGCCATTTTTGTATCATACATTATTGTATTAAGCCACCTTAAATTTAAGGTTGCCTGATACTGTGATTCGATAACCATTACTTGTATAAAATGGAAAAACTTGATGTGATTGTTTTGCAGAAAACATTACCATTTTGCCTTCAAAACTTTTATCTACATTTAAAAGATCACAACGTATCTCTCCACTATAATCTGCATTTAAAAATGCAAATTTTGAGGTATGGTTATATCTAATATTTGCAGGATCTTCTTTAATGTCACTAAAATATTCTTCTTCTTTTTTTAAATCGTATGGAATCTTTACAAAGATAACAAATGAATACAAACCTGAATGAGTATGGGGAGGATTAAATTCGTGTTTTTTTTGAAAGTTTACCCATAGATCATCAATATAAAATTCACAAGGTCGTGATAAAATATTTATTTGTTTTGTGCGGTACAAGATTTGAGGGTTAGATAAACAATCAATTAAAATAAATTTTTTAAATTCATCACTAATATTATCTATATGATATTCTTTTTTAATATGACCAATTAAAGTTTTGGTAGCATCGCGAGTAGCTTTGTTAGCAGCTTTCTTTAACCATGCAAATGCTTTTGGTGGGACAACAAAAGGCACAGCTCTATCGCCACTTTCGATAATAGGTTTTGCTTTATCCCAATTACTTAACATTGTTTCTTTCATAAAAAAATACCTGTATAGTCTCTCTGTTAACAGCATCCATTGTAGTTAAGGATGTACCATGTGATATCTTATTATTATTTATAATGCAAGTGTTGTAAGAGGGAAAAAATGTTTTTATTTGTTGATCTTCATAATATAAAAATAATCCACCCCAATCTATATGCCAATCTTTATTTAAATATATAGTAGATGCAACTTGCTTGTGACTGTCATCATGAAAAGGAATATAACTAAGTGGGGGCCATATGTAATAATTAACTTCCATGCCCATCTTTTTTGTTTCAGGGATAAGTTTATTATATATTTTTCTCAATTCTTTACATATTTTTTTATTATCATCTAAACTTAAAACAGAAACTGTCGTGGACGTCTTTTGAATAAACTCGGGCCAAAACATACTGGTTTGCCATTTCTTACTTGCTTTATTGTCTATAACATATTTTTTTATATGGTTTATTAAATTTTCATCTAAAACATTTTTATGAAATACAATGTTACTCATTGGTAATAAAATCAAAATTAATTATTGTTCTAATGTCAGAGTTAACCGGATTATTACCAGCGTGATAAATTTCTCCGTCAAAATATATTGCTCTTCCTTTTTTGGGAGACACTCTTTTTATTTCTTTATAGTCTAAATCAATGAAAGTAGGACCACCTAGTTTATATTTTTTATCAAAGAAAACAGTGTCCCCATCAGAATCTTCAACATAATAAACTAAACTTTTGTAGTTTTGTTGTTTATCTATATCTACGTGTGGATAGTTGTATTTTTTTAAATTATGATTTTCTTGTTTAAAAGTTCTTCTAATTCTTATTCTAATAATTTCTTTTACATTAAAGGTGTCTAACATTTTAATAAAAAAGTCATAGTAATTAGAATTTATTCCTTTAGGTAAAATAAATAAAGTATGCACAAATGCTGGAGTTAAGGTAATATTTTTATTACCTGCTCTTTTTATTTCTTCATCACTTAAAACAGTTTCATAAAAATACCATGGAAAATAATTATCATTAACTGTATTAATAATTTTATCTTGGTATTTTTTTGATATTAAATTATCTACAACTTTAATCATAACTCACAATCAAAATTAAAAGATATTATTGTTTTTAAATCATTTGTTTTTTCTGCAGGTGCTCTATGAATTACAAACGCTGGAAATATAATTACATCACCTTCTGATACTTTTGGTTTTATTATTTTATTTGAATATGGATCAATTAATTCTGTACCAATACATTTATTATTATAATTAACATAATAAACACCAGAAAAACTACAACCATGTATATGCCAATCGTGTTTGTTGCCTTTGTTATATTGTTGAAACCACAAATTTTTTATATGTAATTTTCCAAACTTCATTTGTTTTAGCCACGGTTTAAAACTATTACCAAAACTTTTTCTTATCATTTTTATCCAAGGCCTTTCAAAATCTGTACTATTATTAAAATCAACTTTATAAATATCATTTATAAATGAAGGCTCTTTTTTAAAAAGATCCATTAATTCATTTTTATATTTAAAATGATCTTTGTATCTATACTTACCTATTTTAACTGTAATTTTTTCCATAAGATGGAACTCCTAATGCAGCTCTGCCATCAAACTTTACAGCTTTCTTTGTATTTTTATTATAATGTAAAAAAACTTGTGCACATTCTCCTTTTTTTAACTGATCTCTCCAATGCTCTAATTCGCAACCTTTATAAACTAACATATCTCCAGGATTTAGTTTGACCGCTTTACCTTCTAAATATATTGGCCAAAGTGTTCCTCCAAGATTCATTGTAGTAGATATTTCACAACTTAATCTATCTTTATGTTTACGCATTGAATTACCTTGTTTGTATATTCTTGCATAAGCATATGTTGGCACTAGTTTTACTTCAGTAATTTTTTCCATATTTTTTTGCATTGCAACTAATAAAGTTTCCATGCATGGATCACCATAAATGCAATAGCATTCAGGAATCATTGAATCACCAAAACATCCGAAAGAGGTGTCATGTATTGATATAAGTTTTTTTATTAGCATATGATGTAATGCATCTCTTCTTAGTTTTAAATATTGATAACAAAATTCAGTTAGTTCTTTTGATATAACATTTCTAATTATTTGATATTTTTGTTTTTTAAACACCATACTCAATCCACCCTGTAATAATATATTTATCATTTGATAATGGGGAATTACCTCTATGTACGTGAGTATAGTTTGCTGGCCATATTAACAATGTATTTCTTTCAGGTTTAAATCTGCATTTTTGATGTAAGAATTCAGTTTCTCCTCCTTCTTTTACATCGTTTAAATACACCATAAAAGCCATCAATCTATTTCTTAATGCTAAACTTGAGTTTTCTATATGCCAACTATGATAACCTTCTCCAGGAATAGTTTTTTGAATTTTAATATCATAGATACTGTGTTTTTGTACCTCGTTTAAAATAGAATATTTTTTACAATAAACGGGGTATATGTTTTTAAAAAAAACTTCTATGAATGGTTTACTATTATAAGGAACATTCATATTAAAAGTATCTGTTATTAGGTCAATTTGATTATCTGCAGCATCGTGAAAATCAAATTCTCTTGGATAAACTAATCCTTGTTTTTCGTTTTGTTTATAAAAATTTATATAACTATCAATTAAATCTTCAGGTAATGCATTTTTAAATACACCTATATGATCATCTCTTAATTCTATTTCCATGGGTCACCATTATTCCAAGTAACCATAGAATACCTTGTGCCTTTTGTAATAGGTGCAATTTTATGTCTTATAAAAGATGGAAATACAACTAAACTTCCTTTACTATTTAATTCTTCACATACTTTCCTGTCCTCTTCAATACTAAACCAAAACTCTCCACCTTTAAATTCTGATGAATCATTTAATAGTAGTGTTGATGAAATTTTTCTAATAGAACCATTTTTAAAAGGTTCTGGAAAAGAATCTGAATGCCAATCATAAAATTGATTTTTATTATAAACTGTGAATTGAATTTCCTCTGGAAGTCCTAATTGAAAATTCCACCCAGCGTTTTTATTTGCAGTTCTTATATATGGTTGAATTAAATTATGTATCCAAGGTTCATTAACAAAAACAATATTAGAATCTCTTGTTGACATAACATGTTTTAAATCGTCATTAGATTGATTACCAACTAAACCTTTTTTAGCTTTTCTATTTAAACAATCTTTAACAATTAAATCACAAACATGATGTGGAATTACATCTTTAAAAAACCAATATGGATGTTTAAGTATCATTTTATAACCTTTCAAATAAGGTTATATTAAAATAATATTATATAGTCAATACTATGAAATTGAATTCCAAGAAGAATCCGAAGGATTCCAATAATAACTTATTGAATTACTACCTAATTCAGGTGCTTCCCATCTTTGATTAACTTCATTCCATTCAAAAGGATAAGCTTCAGTTTCAGCATCTACATTAATTGTAGATGGTCTTGCAACAGGTGCTTCCCATAAACAAGAAGTTTCGTTTAAAGTCCAACTTTCATATGGTTTAGGTTCAATAAAAGCATCTTTAGTTGCATCATATTTAAATCCAGGCACTCCATAATTTTTTCTAAACGCTTTAGTTTGATCTGGATTAACACTTTGAACACCTGTTTCTTCATCAACAATATAATGAATTCCACCTAGAGTATTATAAGAAGTTTGTTTCCATGTTCCACCCAAGAATTTATTACAATAAGTTTCACCAGCAACGTCTCCATTTCCATTAGGTACTTCGTCATCGCCTATTTTGATGGCTCTTATTACAATGTTGTTTTCGTCTAGTTCACAAAATGTTGCCATAATTAATCTACTTGTATTGTTCCTGAAACTGTAAATTCAGCTAATTTGTCTCCATTAGGAGCTGTACCCGTGGTGTTTGTTCCTGGAGCTACTGTGAATGTAATAGCTGAAGGTGCTCTGAAATTCATTCTTCCAGTTCCGCCTCCGCCGCCTGGGCCTCCGCCATCAGCGCCGCCGCCTCCGCCGCCGCCTCCTGTTGAAGCTTGTCCTGGGTTACCTGAGCCGCCTGGTCTATTACCACCATTACCGCCGCCACCAGTACCACCTGATCCGCCGCCACCAGTAGTATAACCACCACCGCCACCGCCACCAGCGTAAGTTGTATTAGCGGTATCAATAGATGCATTAGGTGCTCCCGCACCACCAGTTGCACCAGATGGAGATCCACCGGGTCCACCAGCGCCTCCGCCAGAACCTTGGCCATCACCACCGCCGTTTCCTTCAGGTGGAGTATATCCCCCTGCGTTTCCTTGAGTATTTCCTGCACCGGCTGAGCCTCCACTTAATCCTCCGCCTGTTTGACCGCCATTTCCACGGCCGCCTCCTGTAGCTTCAAAACTTCCTGAATCTGTTTGTACTGTTGAATCTTGTCCAGAAGCTGCTGATGATCCTGCTCCACCACCTGAACCAATTACTATATTGTAACTAGTTCCTGCTGCCATTTCAATAGGTTCTCCAGAAGATAAAGGAGTATTCCCATAAGAAAGTCTAAAGCCTCCTGCTCCACCGCCGCCTGAAAGATCTTTTCCTCCACTGCCACCACCGGCGACAACTAAATATTCTACTTCAACAGGTGCTGCACCTCCTCCAGCACCAAATCCTAAGACTTGATAACCGAAACCTTTAGCTCTTTTTGATTGTGTATTTTTTTGTCCTTTACCTTCGACAGTTAAAGGTGTGCCTATTTTTCTCATACCTATGCTCCTTATGCGTCGTTAGCAGCGTCAGTAGTAAAGAATATTTTAACACCTAGAACTCTTGCAACTCCAGTAAAAGTATCTCCCCCTGCGTCTGCATCTCTGTATAATTGAAAGTAAGTTTGTTGATCGTCTGCAGGAGAACCTGCAATTGTAACTGCAGAACTTTCTGCTGAAACTTGTTGATCTTCAACGGTTCCCAGTCCTGTGTCTGTCACAGTTATAGCTGTTCCAAAAGCAACATCTATTGTATCATTATCACCACATGCAACGCCTTGTAAACCAAAAATACAGTCACCTGTATTAGTAGTACTTGGAGTCCAAAAAACTTGGTAAGTAATTGTTCCTAAATTCCATGATTTAGGCATTGCCACTGAAAATTGTGCAAAGTCATCTGCAGAATCTGCAAAATCCATAACCTTCAGATCTGGTCTTAATGCTGTTGTTTCAACTTGATTAGCTGTTGCTGGGTTAGTTGTTGTTGGATACATAGCTGTAGCTGGTACCCACATAGTTTCTTTTCCTGCAATTTTAACCGCTGATCCTCCAGAGTTAAAAACTCCTGATCCTTTAGGGTTAACATTAATACCAACATTAGTTTCACCTGTTGCTGAAATAACTGGTCCAGTAACTCCTGTAGCTGCGTTAGCTATAGTAATTTCATTAACAGCTGATCCTGTTGCAGTAAAATTAATTAATTCGTTTCCGTT